TATGAAAGATAATAATTTAGTATTATCATTTAATTTATTAACAGATTCAATAGAATATCAAGATCATGGTATTCTTCCTATGGAAGCTTTTTGTTTATATCAACACTGTATTGATTATAATATAACAATGTTGATTGAATCAGGAACTGCTAATGGATATTCTACTGAAATGATGGGAAATCTATTAGAAGATGTTAAAATATATACAATAGATAAGTGTAGTGTATATGGTGAAGATATTCAAGACAAAACTGAACAAAGATTATCCTATCTTTCAAACATAATTTGTTTAAAGGGAGATAGTTTTGTATACCTTCCAAGGTTAGTACATGATCATCCCAAAGAAAAGATAGGTATTTTTATTGATGGACCCAAAAATAGAGAAGGAACTCAGTTAGCACTTGAATCTTTAAGAAGATCTAATGTAGTATTTAGTGCATGTCACGATATTATGTTTCAAGAAGACAATACTTACTGTCCAAATCTCGATGAAGAGTATATAAAAACCTATTCATTTCTAAATAAATCTATAAATAATATAATTTTAAAAGAAAATTGCTATAAAGGTAAGACTATTGGGGAGTATTTCCCCAAAGGTATGGGAATTACCTTCTTTTACAAAGATAATAAAGGGTTATGTATTGAATAAGTTTATGATGAATGACTGAAACTACTACTATATCCCCTGAATTACCAGAAATTACTACACTTGAAGGCTATCTTTGTGTCCATAATCTCCTACAAAGGAGAGTTCTTACCAAAACAAACACTGATTTTCTTACATTTGTACGGTATGTAGCCCCAGATTTGGTACATGACTGGAAGATGGGGCGTCATATCAAGGTTATTTCAGATAAATTACAAAGAATAGAGTCAGGTGATCTTAAAAGATTGATGGTATTTCTACCACCAAGGTCTTCAAAGTCAGTTATTTGCTCAAAATTATTCCCTGCATGGTACATTGGTAGAAATCCTAGACATGAAATACTTACTGTTTCCCATAGTGACCAGTTATCCAGTGATTTTGGTAGATCAGTTCGTGATATTGTAAACACTGACAAGTTTTCAAACATATTTCCCACTGTAGCTCTGAGGGCTGACGTAAGGGCCGCAGGAAAGTGGAAGACAAACTTGGGGGGAACATACTACGCAGCAGGGGTAAGGTCACAGATTGCAGGCAGAGGCGCTCATATCGCTATTCTAGACGATGTTATGTCAGAGGAAGACTCTTTTTCAGCAGCAGGTAGAAGATATGTAAAGGAATGGTATCCGGCAGGGCTAAGAACTAGGATTATGCCCAATGGAGCCATTGTTATCATTAATACACGGTATCATTATGACGATCTGTGTGGATGGCTGTTAAAACAGGAAGAAGAACTGGTTGAACAGGGTATTGTTCCTTGGGAAGTAGTAAAGATCCCTGCATGGATAGATGAAGAAGCGTCTGACTTGCTTGATTTACCTATAGGTAGTTCATATTTTCCTGAATGGAAGTCAGATGAAGTATTAAGAGTAGATGAACAGGAAATAAAAGCAAGTAATGGTTCCCGATACTGGGAATCTCTGTACATGCAGAACCCAACTCCTGAAGAAGGAGGGTTGATTAAGAAGAGATGGTTGCAGGAATGGGAGTATGAAGAGCCTCCGTACTGTGATTTTATTATACAAACCTATGATACTGCCTTTTCAACCAAGACAACGGCAGATTTTAGTGTAATACAAACATGGGGAATCTTTAATGATTATGAGGTAGAAGAGGACGGAGAAGAAGACTATAGAGGTAATTTAATACTACTTGGGAATATGAAAGGTAGATATGAATATCCTGAATTAAGAAGAATGGCCCAACTTCTTCACGATGAACATAAACCTGACGTATGTATAATTGAAAAGAAAGCAAGTGGTCAGTCACTCATTCAAGATATGAGAAGAGCAGGCCTTCCAGTTATGGAATATCTTCCTGACAGGGACAAGGTAGCAAGAGTATATGCTGCAAGTCCTATGATTGAAGCAGGAAGGGTGTGGATTCCTACCAATAAAAGTTGGGGAAATGAATTGATACAGGAACTAATACAGTTTCCACATGCGGCTCATGATGATCAGGTAGACGCCCTTACAATGGCAATTCATTACATGAAGGAATCATGGAGACTTACCCATCCTGAAGATCCTAGTTGGGATGATCCACCTAGAGAAAAGAAAAAGGTTGCATATTGGAATATTTAGGTGTATAATAGGTAAATGAACTGGAAAAAGAAAAAAGGAGAACTATTAATGCGGTTATTTATGATGATGGGTTTAGTTGCTGTATTTTTTATAGGAAGTATAGCAACACTTACTCGTGTTAATTCTACAGAATTAGGAAATATTCCTAAACAAGAACATGTAGAAATGTTATATCCAACAGTTCTTGTAAGGGTAGGAAAGAGTGGGTCAGGATCAGGAACCGTAGTATATTCAAAATTAGATGAAGATAAAAAATATGAAAGTTTTATCTTAACTAATTGGCATGTTATACAAGGTAGTGTTATTCTTAAAAATGAATGGAACTCTGAAAAAAAAGAACGTATAGATACTGAAACAAGAAGACCAGTTAATATTGATTTATGGGAATATAATAATTATTCAACTTCAGTAGGAACTATTGGTAGAACAGCTACGATTGTTGCATATGATAAGGGTAGAGATTTAGCATTGCTTCAGGTTGAAGACACTGAAAGACAGATGCCCTACACAGCAACTCTATATCCTGAAGGGGTTGATGAAGGACCGTGGATATTTCAAACAGTATTCGCAGTCGGAGCCGGTATGGGAAAGCCCCCTTTTCCAACTATGGGACTCCTGGCAGGTTATTCTAGGGATCAAGACGGAAGAGACTTATATCTTGCCAGCGCCCCAATTATATTTGGGAATAGCGGAGGTTCCTTATATGTTTATAGCTCTAGAGATAAATTTGAATTGATTGGAGTTCCAAGTATGGTATCGGCCTATGGTTGGGGAAATGTAGTTACACATATGGGCTGGTCAAGACCCATATCTGAAATTAGAATTTTCCTGAGAGAGAACTCATATGGCTTCATTCTGGGAGATGAGCGTGAAGTAAAAGATGATGAAATAACAGAAGATAATAAAGAAGAAATTACAAATCAAGAATAAAATAGTTTTAAATATTGAATCTAAAAAATATATATATATAAAGGATTAGCTCGTGGGAGGTACAAAATGTCAGAACAGATTACCTCTTATTGGCCTCAAATTGTAGCTATTGTAGGTATAATTGTTATGTTTGTTAAACTAAAAAGTGCAGTGGGGGAATTAAGAAAAGATGTGGATGATATACATAAAAGAGATACTTATACTCAAGTAGTAAAATTAAGAGCAGATCTAGATGCTTTAAAGAGTAATATAGACGAGAAAACAAAGTCTTTATTTACTTTGTGGAATAACCGACTATCTAAGGATTAGGAATATAAGTTATGGCAATTGAAAGAAATCCATTAGAACAAATTATGTCAATGTCTGAACAACAACAGACAAATGTAATTCCCATTTCAGGAAAGGATTCACCACTAGAAGGTGGACCTACCTTTGAAATTGAGGAAGACGGTAGTGTTACAGTTAATTTTGAAGATGAAGATGTATCAGTAGAGTTTGACGAAGGAAACTTTGAAGGTGAAGAAAACTGGTATGAAAATCTAGCTGAAAAGTTAGATGAAGATCTTCTTCAAGAGATTTCAACAGGAGTAGTTGATAGGTATAATACTGATAAAAACTCAAGAGAAGAGTGGGAATCCATGTTTGAAAAGGGATTTGATCTTCTGGGACTTAAACTTGAAACAACCTCTGAACCGTTTGAAGGGGCATGTACAGCGGTTCATCCTCTATTAATTGAGTCAGCAGTTAAGTTTCAGTCTAAAGCTTCTCAAGAATTACTTCCTCCAGGTGGTCCTGTAAAGGCACAAATTATGGGGGATGAAACTGCTGAAAAAATACAACAGGGAAATCGTGTAGAAGACTTTATGAACTATCAGCTTACTGAACAAATGCCTGAGTATTTCGATGAGTCAGAAAGAATGTTATTTCACCTTCCATTAATAGGTTCAGCTTTTAAGAAAATTTATTATGATGCCTCTCTTAAACGACCATGTTCAGAATTTGTACCTATAGATCAGTTTTATGTTTCATATTATGCAAGTGATTTAAGAAGAGCAGATAGGTATACTCACGTTATTTATCGTAATCCTGTGGATATGTCAAAAGAAATAGCTTCAGGAATGTATAGAGATGTTGATCTTCCTGAACCCTCTACTCCCAATCTATCTCCTATTACGTCCAAGATGGATCAAATTCTTGGACTTAATCCTTCAGGAGATGAAGATCCACAGTTTACAATTTTAGAACAACACTGTTATCTTGAACTTCCAAAACCGTTTTGTGAGGGAGAAGGTGTATCTCTTCCTTATATTGTATCAGTAGAAGAAAGTTCAGGTGACGTATTAAGTGTCCGTAGAAACTACAGACCAGACGATCCTACTAAATCGAAAACATTACATTTTGTACATTATAGATTCGTTCCTGGGTTTGGTTTCTACGGATTAGGTTTGATCCACTTCCTTGGTAATCTAACAATGACTGCTACAGCAGCCATGAGAGCCTTGGTAGATGCAGGTCAGTTTGCAAATCTTCCTGGTGGGTTTAAGGCAAAAGGTGTAAGAATTGTAGGAGATAATGATCCTATATCACCAGGAGAATTTAAAGAAGTTGAAGCAACAGGAATGGATTTAAATAAGGCAATTGTTAATCTGCCTTATAAAGAGCCATCACAAACTTTATATAATATGCTTCAGTTTGTAGCTGCAACAGGACAGAAGTTTGCTGACAGTACCGAAAAGATTATTTCAGATGCTTCTTCATATGGTCCTGTAGGTACTACAATGGCACTTCTTGAAGCTTCAAGTAAGTTCTTTAGTGCAGTACACAAGAGACTTCATAAAGCTCAAAGAGATGAGTTTAAGATTTTAGCTCGTATTGATATGGACTTCCTTCCACAGGAATATCCTTATGATATGCCGAGTATAAGTAGAAAGATTTTTAAGAGTGACTTTGACGGTAAGATTGATATTATTCCAGTAAGTGATCCAAACATTCCTTCTAATGCACATCGTATGATGCTAGCTCAGATGACATTACAATTAGCACAACAGTCACCACCTGGAATGTTTAATCTTGAAGCATTGAATAGAACTATTTTAGAGTCAGCAAATATGCCAAATCTAAATCAAATTTTACCTGCTAAGAAGGTAGCAAAACCACAAGATCCTGTATCTGATATTTTGGCAGCTACAAAGGGTATTCCAATTGGAGCATTTCCTGGACAGGATCATGATGCTCACATTCAGGTTAAGAT